ATCTGGATTATAGGCCTTCGCAAACGTCTCAAAGTTTTGATAACCATGTTTGCGCAATCTTCTTTTAATTACGTTAGGATCTGTACCAAAAACTTCACACACCCTGTAAAGATTAAAGTCGACACTTTCACTTATTTCAAGTATCCTACCGAAAGTTATATCTTTTCTTTCCGCAGGATTGTTCTCAGTCATAAACCTTGAATGATTGACCCTAAACTGCTCAATCCACTCTGAATTTTGCTCTGACCATTTCACTCCGTTGATAATCTTTAAGTGAAGATTTCTATGTTCTAGGTCAGTCATAACCCGTAGATTCTCTAATCGATTATCATTTTTTTTGAAGTTAACGTGGTGCACCACTTCATTTTCTTCAAGCGAGGTTCCTTTTAACATTTCACCGAGGATTTTGTGTTCTGCAACCCACCCGTTCATCTTGGACCTACGGTCCATTGAGTAGATCCAACGATATCCTTCACCTTCTTCTTTACACCCATTGAACAAGTCCCTTCTGTAAAAGGGCATCATCGCGTCACCTGGTTTAAGGTTTTCAATCATGCAATATGTGCCGTCTCGTTTCATGAGACGATGATTTGAAGATCCAATGATTTTTTGACCATTATCAAAAGTAACAACGTATGATTGATCAACCGTCGTTTGCCTAGCCTGCTTTGCCAAAGCAGGAACGATTCTTCCTAAATTGTGATCATAAGAATAAACCACAAATTTATAATCAGGGTTCTTAGAACATTCTTTTGAAAGTTCTTTAATCGTTCTATAACCACCAGGAACGGCTATTAGAGTATCTCCGTGTAGACAGTATTCCATTTCTTGAAAATCTTGATATCTCATCAAGCGTTCGGAAAGATTATAGGAATTAGCAGTTATTACTGAATAAGAAGGAGACGTCGAACGTTGAAATAACAATGCCCCAGAAGATTTTGTCTTATCAGCGACTGCAACCGTTGTATCGAATCCTTTTACTTTTCTTTTTACTACAGGACCTGACTTAAACAACCTAGTAAGTCGTTGAAATAGGTTTTTATTGTCTTCTTTAGCCACGTTACATTTCCTTAATAGAGTTTAATCAACGTATTATAATCCTCAAATTGAAGATTGATTAATTAAGTCTCTATTTCATCATCATTTTCAACGTTTTCTAAGTCTTCAAATTCTTCAGGCTCTTGCATTTCGTCGTCTAAATCATCCATATCTTCAACATCATCTTTAATTTTAGACACATAATTCATCGGCTCTTTTAACATATTTTCTAACATGTCATGAATTTGTTGTAATTGAGGAGATAAAGCATTCAAAGCAGCAACAGGAGCTTCTTTTTGGAATGCATTGACTTCTTCGTACAAGTCAATAACGAGGTTGTATAGCTTTTTTGCTTCATCTGTGTTTAAAGCTTCATAAATGACGGTTGCGTCATGATTAATAGATTCTTGTAATGTCTTAAGATTGATTTTCATTGTCCTACCTCACGTTGTATATCTATACACTCACTTATACAACCAAGAAATATCATCCATTCCATGATTATGTTTCGGATCTACATGTTTTATTTCAGATGGTTCTCTAAGCTTATAAACGTTAGCTTGATTAATCTGATGTTGTCCTCTAGCATTAGCTCCTAATGTGTAAGTTGGATTATTAGGAATAGATCTTGCATCTATGCTAGCTACTCCTGTAGCTTTCAACATAGCCATCGCCATTGCATAACCAGAATCATTATTCGTAGATGCACCTTCTGTTAACCAGCTTCCGATAGCGAGACTCATGATTAAGTCATCATGACTATCTTTGGATGCCATAGGCTTATTACCATTCCATATAAAGGCCTGTAGTTGGTCATAAAGCCTTTGAGAATAACTTTTTAAAGTCTTATTACGGATTAATTCCTCTAATTTTGTAAGAATTTGTACACGGGTTTTTTGGTTGGTTGGAAACCCAGGTAGTTCATCCTGATTCAACGGTGTATAATTCATAATGTCGCCGCGATTATTATAGTAATAAATTCGTGGATATCCTATATCGCGTAATTTGACGTTGACAAAGTATCCAAACGTATTGTTCTCAGGGCAAATTAACGCGTTGTTATATTTCTTTCCCCACTCGGCTAATAAATCCGCAAACTTTTCAGGAGGTATCTTTCCCATATATTCAGCAACAACTTCTGAAGTCTTATAGTCAAGAATATGGAAAGTAGAATAATCAGCTGCATCTCCACGAGCCACATCAGCAGACATAACGTACATATTCATTGGATCTGGGTGCTGCCAGATCCAAATGTTTCTATCAAATCCAGCTTTTTCAACAGGTGGACGAATTAATGACCTAAGGTTTTCTAAATCTTCAGATTGAAGAAACGTATCACCTGAAGTGATAAAATCGCAAAGATACTCTTGGCTGACTTTTCTTTTAGGAAGGTTTCTGGTCTCTTTAATAAACCATTCTTCATCGTGTTCTGGATGAACCATCCATGGCAATCTAATAGGATTAAACTCGGTTGTTCCAGCCTCGGCCTCAACCCATAAACGATAGTAAAGACCGCCAACACCATTTGGCGATGAAATGAGTATTGCATTACCACCAGTTGTCAGTGTAGGATACAAGCCTGTCCAGATGGTGTCAAAGTCTCTAATGAATGCACATTCGTCGACTATAAGAAGCGATAAAGATTCAGAACGACCTGCGTCTTCCGAAGTAGGAACTGCCTTAATTTGAGAACCATTGCTGAAAGAAATTTGTTGTTTCGAAGGTTCAAATTTTGGCATTAGCAACCACTTTGGAAGTGATTGAAGCATGACATAAACCTTTTTGATGAAGTTTTGTGCTGTGGCTAGCTTGGTCGCAATAACAAGAACATTCTTGTCTTTATAGAAGATTGCTAACCAAGTTGCATAAGCCGCAGAGACGGTTGATAGACCTAACTGACGAGACTTAAGAACAATATTGAAACGATGTTCCTGGAATGCGTTAACACAATCTTCTTGAAAATCATAAGTGTCAAAAGGAATTGTTCCTTTTAATGGGTGCTGAATTTTAGCATAGTTCTTAATAAAGTAGATTGGATCTTTACCACAACGAATGATTTCATTCATCTGTTGCTGTTTTGTTAACGATTTTTCTTGCATCCAATCAACCTATTTTAAAAATAACTTGTTTACGATAAATCGCTGTTTTCTTTGGATTATGAATAGCCATTCCAACTATTTCTACTGAATCACCAGAACTATGCTCTTTTAAAGAAAGGTTTTTTGTTGACAAGTCTTTGTAAGTTCTTTTGACAGAATCTATGACTGCCTTAATATTTTCGTCAGACATTTCAGATTCTCGCAATTTAACTTGCAACATTTGTCTTTCAGAAGCAAAATTAACAATTGTTTGATAGGAAACTTTAATCATATCAGGCCCCATCATAGACATTTTAACCGAAAATGAATTAACAATTGGAGCAGCTGAACGGCCCCAAGAAGTGTCAATTGCTTGACCTAAGGCGTTATAATCGATATCTGACATATTAGACAAATCCTCAATAACTAAATATTAAGTCAAATTAAAATGATATATTCGCAGTGATCTTTTTTCTACCTTGGAATTTTTGTTCTATTTGTTCTTTATCAGGTCTCCATCCATCTTTCCATTTTGCTAAATTTGGTCTTGCCCAAAACGTTTCGCAAGATTCGCAACACTCAAACTCGTGATAAGACTTTTCATCATCTGAATTTCTCATTAAATAATGACACACGGGACATGATAGTGGGATAGATACTCGAGAATTTATAGGTTTTATAATAAAAAAACCTTCACGTTTTTGAATCAATCTATCATTTAGATAAGGTTTCCATTCAAACATAAACTATCCTTGAATCCTTTTCATTTTTTGTAATTTCTAAAATATGATCTGCTACGTCTTTGATTCCATCAACGTGAGTAATAACCAAAATTAATCTAAAAAACTTTTTTAAACTTGTTAGCAATCTATTACAAGATTCTACTCCAGCATCATCTAATGTTCCAAACCCTTCATCAATTACAAACATGTCTGATTTTGACATAGAAGAAATATTAATAAGAGCAACTCTCAGAGCAATGGAAGCAATCGTTTTCTCCATTCCGCTGCACAATTCAATGATTCTTCTAGAATCTCCGTAGTTAATATAAATTTCAGAAGCGTCAGAATCATCATCATTTTCTAATTCTACTGAAAAATCGACAATTCCGTGTAAGATTTTTGATATCTCTGCATTGATGACAGGAATTTGTGATCTTGTTATGATCAGCGGAATTCCTTTTTTAGAAAAAGCAGAAGAAATAATTTCATATGTTTTCATGCTTTTTAGCAAATTATCTCTTGCAAGTTTTTCAGATTCAAGCTTTTCAAACTCAGACATAAGACGACCACATTCCGTTGCCAACGTCATTCTTTGTTCGTCCCATTCTTTGATTGACCTAGAAAATGTTTCTATTTTTGATCTTAAAGAAACAACCTCCGAATTTTCATCATTTTTTAATGCATCTTTAAGGTCATTTAGACGTTGTTTCGCGTCTTTTAACAATTCTTTTGTAGAATCACAAGTTGAACGAATCTTTTCAATTTCTGTTTCTTTCTTTGAAATTTCTAAATGAAGTTTTGAAGACAACGTTGACGCTTTTTCAAGTTTGCTGATTTTTGAAATCAAAGAATCTTTTTCTAGAACTTTTAGAGCATCATTCAATTCATTCAACTTTTTTAATAAAGACTTTGTTTTCTCATCCTGCGAAGAGATCTTTTCTTTATTTTGATGAGCGTCTTTAATAAACTTACATGTAGGATAATCATCACCACACGGAACATCATCAAGAATTTTTAAAGATTTTTGTTGTGATTTTAACAGTGTTGATTCTTTTTCATGAAGGTGTTGAAGTTCTAAAATAGATTTTTCTAATGAATCGATTGTCGCTAATTTAATTTTCAATGCCTCTACATCATCCGATGATTGAACATCTTCAACTATTTTTAGCTTTTCAGACAATCCTTGGATGTCTTCTTTTAAGAAATCAATTTTAGAACAAGCATCATTACATGATGCTGTCAATGCATTAACTCTTTTTTCTTGAATTTCAACATCATGAACAGTAACTGGTTTGTGTCCTTGGTGGGTTGACAGTTGAGAACGAAGCTCATTACATTTATTTTGCGCATCTGAAATGCAAGAAACTAACTCATCAAGGCTTTTAGACATGTCAGATATTTTTGACTTGTTTGTCGATTTAAGCTCACCCCAGTTTTTTTCTGGAAAATTCTTCAATTGAGCTTTGTACGTACTTAAATCTTTTGATGAAAGATCACACATCTTATCAAAAATGTCTAATCCTAAAAATCTAGACAATGATGCTCTACGTTTTGTTGATCCTTGATGAATAAAAGCGTTAATGTCTCCTTGAGCAGATAAAGATGTTAAAGAAAAATCTTCACTGCTACCGATGAGATTTCTGATAGCTTTTTCAGTACCAGTTCTGATATCATCGCATAAATCATCAACATCACCATCATCTCTCATCCTAAAAAAGTTTAATGATGTTGAAGCATTAACAATGCCTTTTTTCGTAATTGATTTAGCCGTTTGGCGTTCGGTAATATACAGCTTTCCGTTGTGCTCAAAGATTGCTCTAGCAGAACAATAGTTTTTTCTAATGTTACAAACATGAAGATTCTTTATAGATCCTCTATCAGTAGAATTAAACAAAGAATACATCATCGTTCCAACAATGGAAGATTTACCAATTCTGTTGGATCCAAATATTCCTACGATTCCATTTAATTTTGAAAAATCAATTTCGTTTTCTTCTCCATATCCAAATGTATTGTCCCATTTCAGGTGTCTCAATGACCACTTTGATCCTTTGACATAATCATCAGATGATGCAACTGTCGACATATACTTTTTTATTTGAGAAGATATGTTATCCCAGTCGGCATCTGAACCACCATTCTCTTTACAATAAGTTTGAATTAATGCTAAAATTACATCAGACGACGCCAAATCTGACTTGGCAATTGTAGATGATCCAGCCTTGATTGTTTCGCTTTCTGCTCTATATTCAGATTTAAAAGTCACTTCAGTCGCTGAATAATTCGACTTCAAGGTTTCAGTTAAAAATGAAACATCGTCTTGCGAAAGGTCGATCGCAGATTTAATACGAAAACGAGTTTGTTTTGGATATTTTGAAGCTTCTTTTAAAAAATCTTTTTTTGAACCTACCCATTGAATGGTAACATAAGGTTTCGGATTTGGGAGTTTGTGATACGATACATTCCAATCTTTTTCATTTTGAATATTCCAAAGAAGATACCCATGATCTATCTCTTCCGCATAGTTCTGCTGCACCGGACAACCTGGGTATGCTATCCATGGTTTTTTTTCACCATCAGAAGTTTCTCTATATCCTAGATACTGCATCTGATGAATGTCACCAAGAAAAGCAAAAGGATAATCATTAAAAAATTCAACCTTGATGTGAGACTCATCAATCTCCCATCCTGACTCTGTCACACATCCTAAAACCGCCCCATGATAACAAGCTATGTTAATCTTGTCCGGCTCTGGTTTGACGTCTTTCCATCCTTCTTCGTCGAACAAAGAATAAACACACCAATTGTATCCTGGGTGGAACTCATACACTCCGCTTTTCTTGTATAGATGTACTCGAGGATTATTCAATGCCTGTACGATAGGAGATACGGCATCCTGTCTAGATAGATTCGTCAAATTACCATCATGATTGCCTAGAGTTAGATGAACTTGGGCAACCTCAGCCATAGATTCCAACCACCATGTAAGTTGATCAATATATTCAGGAGTGATACCTGTTGTCTTGGTATGAAAGATATCTCCTCCGACAAAGATATGATCAACTTTGTTTTTCTTGCAATCTTTTATAAAAGCAGAAAATACTTCACGATATTCATCATGTCTACTCAATCCGCGCCAGTGAACGTCGGCGAGATGTGCTATAATAGCCATTAGTTAATTACAATATACTATGCGAAAGTAATGTTCAATAACTGTTTAAAACCTGAAACTTGATGAAACAAATTTATCTAATTTTGTCAAAAATCTGTCTTGCCAAAGCAAAGGTTTTGCAATATTCAATGCATCTTCAAACTCTACCTTAGACATGTTACCAGGATCTCCCCATGGTCGAACGTCGACAACAACAACATCTACATTATATTCTTGTAGCTTCTTTACGATCTTAGGGGTTTTCTTGTCCCACATGTCACCATCAAGAGCTAAAGCGACTGGAGTGTTATGAAGGAGAATTTTATTAAGAACTTCGTGACGTTCATCAAGGTCGGAGCCCAACAAGGCTGTTGTGTTTTCAGGACACTTAACAAGGTCGAATGGGCCTTCAACTAAGGTCAGTCTTTTTGACCAGTCAATGTTGATCTCATTGAAGACAATGGGGTTTTTATCGACGTCAGGATTATCATACTTAGGTTTTCGATCTTTGTCTATGGCTCGAGCTGCAAAGTAATTCAGCTCTCCGTTGCAATCAAAAGACGGCATAATGACCCTGCGTTTCCAACGAACTTCATCCGATATACCAAACTTAAAGTACCAAGTATCACGATCCGTCAATCCTCTAGAATAGACGTATCGCCACGCCGCCTTGACATCAGGATCCATATCATTTGCCAATGCCAACAATCGAAAATCTTTTGGTAGCTCAATCTTTTGGTTTTTTTCGATATCTGCAGTTATCAGGCTTGATTTGCCACCATGACCTGTTAATTCTCGATATGCGTTGAGGTGTTCCTGCGTTCCGTATTTTCGTAATAGTGGAGCAAGGCTTCTAGCTTTCCATCCGCATACCCAACAGTG